AGCATCAAGTTCAGTGTGCAAATCAACGGCTGTGGTAGCCCCTACAGCACCGCTGGTGACAGGAGATAGGTAGAGGGGGGTAGGGCGTACAAACACACGCTTGTCGTTGCTCTCACTGATTGACAGTTTGAGGTCACCACCCGATGCTGAATACACAGCACGAATAACAGCAAGCACGACACTTTGTTTCACATCAAGGCCACTTGACTTAGGATTGCTAAGGAAGGCAGAAGGTGTAGTAGGGTATGTATTCGATGCTGTGGTGACTGGTGTGCCTAATTCCCATGTAATACATTGATTCGTTGTGTCACTTGAAATGTACACAACAATCAATACTTCTTGGCCACTGCTAAGGGCACTGTATGTAGCACGCTTGTGTGCACTACTTGTAGTGAATGCAACATCTTGTGATGAGCCGGGACCACCAGCAAACTTGTACAACGCACCGTCAAGCACTGCGTGTCCACCTACAATGCGTACAGTGTAAGTGTTGGTCACTTGTTCACAAACACCCGGTAGGTCTTCGGGATTATCACGAATACTTGCTGTACCCGCTGTGTCTTCTTCCAACATGATACCATTACCATGCACACCCTCAAGCATGTTTGTGAGCGAAGGGCTGGTGATGTGTTCACCATCTTCTAAACTGTCTGTAAAGACCCCGCTACCAGTCATTGCTGATGCGTGGTTTGCCGCTGTATGTCCCGATAATGGATTGCCTGTCATTATGCCACCTCAATTGCAATTTGAATTTTTAATTCGTTTGCTGTTGATTTAGAAATTGGTGTGATGGTGTATCGACCCACTGGTGTAAAATCGGTACTGTCACGAAATTGAATGTACACTTCTTTTATTTGCTCGGTAAATGAAGTATCATATGGAAGTTTTGCTTCTACCAGTAAAGATGTGTCATCAACAATTGTCACTGTGGGTGTGAGTGTGATGGCAGGTCTGCCAGCAGAACCATCATCAGCGGTTGCTGGTGTACCATCGAAGCCCAAGATAACCTCGTTAATGTTGCTTGCAAGTGTGTCAAGCAAAAGACGGCGCATAAAATCACTAACTGGAATAAATATCCCTCCTTGCTCTTGTCTTGTTCACACCAATCGGTAGCCCGTTTCCACCAATGAGTCCACGATTGTGCGTTCCCTTCACACCACCGATAAGGTATGCTGTGTTAAATACTCCCCTTTCAGTCACCGATGAAACAATTCTCAATTCTACTTTACCAAACATTGCTAAGTTCTGCTCTACCACTTGTACATATGTTGCAGGGTTGGTGTCATTAGCACCAACGGTAGAGCCTTCCGCAACACCCTGTAAGATACCCTCGATACCTGTGTCCAAGTTCATCATTGTTAGGTCACTCATGTTTCGCATAGGCATGTGTTTGACTTCAGTGACTACCTTGCTTAGTCCGTCATACTTTACTGTCATACCGGGGCGCAGTGTAAGTAAATTCAAATGACCAGCACTTGAAATGCTTCCACGGATGAGTGAGCGTGATTTGAGCACTTGGCGTGCTACACGGCGAGCGGCGTTAGTTGTACGAACAGTGTTGTCCACAACAGGTGCACTGTCTTCTCGTACTTCTTCGACCTGCCCTTCTACATCATCCACCGTGACAATCACCAAGTCATTGAGAGCCAATGGATGACCTTGTACAGTCACACGGTTTGATATGTTTTCAATTGGATTATCTTGCTTAGGACCAAAGCGTAAGTTCTTGTCCACTGTATAAGCCGCTTCACTGAATACAATGGGTATGTACAGTAAGTTGCCAAAGCGGTCAAGCAAAAGCATACGACTGTCATGACGACCTAAGAAGCGAAGAGCCGTCATAAGATTCATGTTGTTGAAGTCTTGACCAATAAAGCGTGTACTGTGCTTGCGTGCTGATGAAGTCGTCACATTCTTCGGGCGTGAAATATTCACGCTTGTAGCACCGCTGTTAATTGATTCGCCAAGTCGAATAGCCAAGTCGGTACTACGCAATCCCACATCAACTGGTTGACCAAGTTTGACAGTACGACCTGTAAAGCCAATACCATCCAGTGTCTTACCTTTCATGTTGCGTAGGTTCATCAACACACCAAATGATGATGATTCGATATTGTGAGGTAGCAATCGTTGACTCGGCGCATCAGCATTGTAAATGAGCATGGGGTCATTTGTTGTAGAAATTAAATCATCAGCAAAGAAAGGAGCGGAGTTGAGGGAATGGCCCGGAGTATTGTGATGAGATAGTTGAATAAATGATTCACCTTCGACAATGTGATAATTGCGCTCCGGCATCACTTGTAAATTACGAGTATTTTTCTTTTCAACTGTGACCTTAGCCTTGTTTGCTTTCTGTACGCTGATGCGACCGTGATGAATGGCGTTGTCCACAAACACAGGCTTACGCACATGTGCCATTACTTCATCAGCATCTATACTGTACCGACCAGTCCTTGTATTTTTGAGGACGGTCATGATTCAACCTCAACAGTTCCATCGCTTCAAGGATGCTCCCTTTGGTGTCAACTTACCTTTCTTACTGGTCGGTCCCTTTACACCACTCATACGAGCGCAGAACGATTTACGACGCTTCGCTGATTTACTACCCGGCTTAAGTTTGCTTGGTTTGGTGGTCACAGGCGGTTTGAGGTTAGAGCCTTGCTCACGCTTGGCCTTTGCTCGCCCCTTAGCATTCAATCCACCCTTGCGGTGGTGCTTGTTTGGGTTGTAGCCATGGAAAGGCTTACTCTTCTTTTTAGCCTTCATCAAAGCGAATGTGTTTTCCATAGGTGTACAACAATTGCAAAAGTCGTAGTCAATCATGCACCATCACCACTGTGGTCTGTAGAATTGTAGTCTACATCTCCTTTATGTCCTTTTGGATGAAGAGATTGGGAAAAGCGAGGATGAACACTGTAATCCATTCTTTCTTCTTTCGTTTCACCTTCTTTATGCGTGCGCCTACGAGGTGCATCAGCACGATAGTGCTGTAGTGTGTTTTCACTCATCACAACACGAGTGACTTCGTTGTCCAATTTTGTCGAGTCGAATCCACTTGCACTTGTTCCAATAATTTTTGGACCTTGGCTCATAGGCACTGTATCACTTGCGCTAATGTCCATGTAATACGCAGGTGCGTATGGAGGGTTGCTGTCCGGGTTGGAAGCACGAATATACGAACCAACTGATGCTTGTCCATTAGCAACTTCATACACATACAAACCGTATTTACCACCAGCCGTAGCACCGAAGTAGTTGCTACCGTACTGTGGGCTTGACGAATGTAGGTTGAGGTTAGAGCGGAACATTTCAGCGTGTTGTTTGTCCAGTAATCGAACTGGGCGCATCATGTATGTGACCTTCTTATCGGTGACATTTGTGCGCTGGTGTCCGTTAGTGTCGGTTTGATATGGGTTGCTGGACTTCCACGCAGATGCCGCAGTGATACCATACTTTTCGGCAAGATAACCTTCAACTTGTTGTAGTTCTGTAGTGGTAAGTGCTCTATTGAATTGAATAATTTCAGCAATCTCACCCACATACGGAAATGAACCTGTATTCAGTGTACCTATGTTCTGTGAATCAGCCGTTGATTTGTAAAAATTAGCAGATTGAGTACCTATTTGCGTACCATCCACTCTTAGCAATTGTGTAGCAGAAGCACCTGCACCATCGCCACCACTTAATTGCATGGTAATAATATCGGGTGTGTTGAGTGTAATAGAACCTGTACCGGACCTCAACGCTTTCCAAGTTGTATCAGCACCAACCCAAAACTCCCATTCATTGTTTGAACTTGTCATATCAGCGTATATATTGAACCCCGACCTTGTGACAGGAGAGGAACTTCTACTTTCATAACCTAATTGGTGAGCATTGTTATCATTGTTCACAGCACCTACGAAAAATATTGTAAATTCATTTGTATTCAAATTTGCATCGAAGGCCAATTCAAGTTTATCCCCACCATCAAATCTTAACACAGGCATATTATTAAAATCGGATTCGCTTGCGATATATGTTGGTTTTTTGCTACTGGTGGATTGAGTAAAGTTTCGATTATTTCCACTCGCATCAGCCCATGTTGATACACTACCACCGTCAGTCAAATCGAGGCTGTCGCCTTTAAGCCACAACACCATACCCGATGTTGGTATGCCACCCCATTCTGTGTCATCAATTGGTGATACGAAGTTTCGGGCTTCTGCTATGTAGGTACCACCGAGTGGATTGAAGTTAGAAGTATGGGAAAGGCGCATAGCACCACCTTGCGGCTGGCCGCTGAAATCAAGAGCGGTGAGGTCGTAATGACCAACCGTTTGCGACCCCGCTTGCATACCACCTTGCACAACAACACGCTGGCCTACACCCCTGTCAGTGTGTAGGCTGTGAGCCTCGGTGTTGATAGCAATGAGGTTGTCATCGACACCTTCTACATTTTCAGTGTCAAGACCTATACGGGGTGCGCTACGACTTACAGCATCCTTGTGCGGTGAATCACCACTTACTGTTTCTACACGGTCACTTACCACTGCTTCGGGCTTAAGCAAACCGTCTTCGGCAATGTCAAGTCGTGCGCTGATACCACGAGGTACTTCGTCGGGTTGTAGCACATCATTGCGTGCTCGGATGAACCCATCATTCATGTTAGGCTCGGAGGTGTGATGAGACAAAACTACACCTGTAGCATGATATGGTTCATCAAGTGCCGTAAGTACATCTTCGTTGAAAGCCGTAGGGTATCGTAGTCCACGCCCATGCCCATCGTCACCAACACGGTGAGCATTAGTTGGGAAGTACACATCGACTAACTCATTCGCATTGTTGCTATTGGTGTCATTCTTACGACCACCAAAGCGTGGAATAGTAGAGTAGGTTAAACTCAAGTTGCCGCTACCATCAGCCGCTACCATACCTTTCATGTTCACTACCGGCTTACCACCGTTAAACAAACGCTGGTATGGTGTAGCGTCACCTGTTCTGTCATATTCATACACATCAGCCGCATCCCAAGCAGGACGAATACCGAATCCACGAACAGGGTGTCGTCGTACATCTTCTCCACGAGTATTACCCCACCAATCAACCAAGTAATACCCCACAGCATCGTCAATCTTTGCAATATTCTTACCACCAAGGTCACCCCACCAATCACGGAGAACTGTTTCTTTATTGCGTAGAGTGCGTACAGGGCATCCGAATGGTCGTGCTACACGCATACCGTCACTGTAGCGTACTTGCCATTCGGGTTTATCCACACCAAGCATACCGGAGAAATTAGTCTGTCTTTCCATAATACCGATTTGTGTGTTAGGGTATGTACCGTTGGCAAGACCGCTACCACCAGCGTATGTCCATGTTTCAGTTTCACCTTGTACAAGTGGTCCGTGTGGATAACCTACACTTGCATTCGTACCTGTGATTGCCGATTCTCGGAACGCACGCATACCGTACAGTGACCATTGCGGTTTGTTGTAAGGTTGGCGCAATCCAATACGATAACCAAACGGGCGTGTGCGTGTTTGTACGGGAGTAAAAGTAAGTGTACCATTCGTCACAGACCCACCTGTGGTGGACGCACTCAACTCAAAGGTAGTAGCGTTAGTGATTGACGAAACTGTTGCACTTCCGGGTATGCCTGTACCGCTCACACCCATGCCTACTACGAGTTTTGCTGTAGAGTCCATCGTGATTGTTGGGTCGTTATTGTAGTCACAAGTAGCATCAGTAAATGCATCGTATGTGGATTTGACCACACCATTTGTGACGACATACGAGCCGTCATCATCTTGGTCAGCCCATATAGGCCCATCGAAATCATATTCTCTTGGGAAGTCCCAAGCAGTGGACACATAACCATATCCATCAAGGCGGCTAACCAATGGCCCACCACGGCTACCACAGGGCCAAAAGTGGTTAAGCATAGTTTTGGTTGAGGCGTCACTGCTGTCAAATTGACCACCTTGATTTACAAACGCTGTCAAAACATTGCTACCGCCATGCGACTCATGTGTTGATGCAGTACCCATAGAACCTGTACCGTGTGTAAGAATTGAACTTCCTACAGGTATTGTAGCAACAGGTGTTTCTACCACCACAAGAGAAATTGTATTATCACTTTGCACGGTATAAGCAACACCGTCTATGATAATTTTAGTTCCAGCACTAAGACTCGCCGCACCCCTATCGACACTACCGCTACCCAATGTGGTAATGGTACTTCCACTTACAGAAGTGACTCGTCTTAAATTATTTCCAGCGGCATTCTTAAACGCATACGGAGGAAGTGGTGTTTTACGGTGGAAGGTAAATGGCCCCATACTGGCATAATATGTTGCATCGTGGTAGTGTACCGTTTCAAAGTGTTCGGGCATACTGTTAAGTGGCTTTTGAGCAATTGCACGGTCGTTTAATGGGTTAAGCCATGTTCGACTTGAATCGGAATAGAAAGTGTGCGGGCGTCCAAGATTTGGATGCCATAAGCATAGGTATGCGTCAGCCATATGTAGGCTGTTAGTATCACGGCTACCTTGCAACATTTGTGGTAAAACACGAGTCACCATGCTGGAAAGTGAATCGGTGAAAATAGCACCTGCTGGACGGAAATCATAAGCACGAGTCAAGCGAATCTTCGTACCCGCTGTTAAATTACTGGTAAAATCACTGTTGGCAACAATGGTGAATTGAAGCGGTTTGTTCATGTTCGATGCATCGTACCCACTGCGTTCACTGTATGTATGAGTTCGACGCACTCCATTAGCATCAGTATATTCTAACATGTTTCCGTAGTATGGTTTTTGTGGGAAACCACGAGCATCATCTACTTTGATAACTGTACTTGATGTAAGACTTACAAATGTACACACTGGGTTAAGGCTGATGTTTTCAAGCACTTCGTGGTATATGTCGGGGTGTGTGCTTGGATAACCTGCGAGTGTGATTTGACAAGCAATGCTACCCGCACTTGCACGAAGGAACTCATAGTAGGTATCAAGGCGATGATGATTGAGGTGTCGATAACCATAGGCATTTGCATCATCCGGTCCTGTTTTGTGTACTATACTCCACCACGGAATATTAGTGGTCATACCCGGAGAGGACTTGACGAACATCTGCGGGTGGTATGGTAGTGAACGCTTAACAAATGCTGGACTTTCAGTAGCCTGTACACCAAACTGGTTGTATAACAACAACGGGGGTATGTTTGTGAATTTGCTACCATGGTCGGGGTCATGGTCAATCATGAGTTCGTTAATGAATACTTCACAGCCACGCACATCAGCCATAACTGCTTCTGCTAACACAAGACCTACCGCACCCGTAGCACTGTTAGGCTCACGCAATCCAACGACCAATGCCACTTGTTGACTGGTCAATTCATTCACTGTACCATTCGGCAGGTCAGCCACAGGTCCATTTGCATGATAGCCCATAAGTTGCGACTTGTGAACATTCGGTTGTATAATGATTTGATACGCACCTACTTCGCTTGGGTCGGGGAAGTGTTCTCGTAGAGTGTATGTACCAGCCGCTTCAAGCACAATAGTGTGTCCACCAGCGGCATTGACAACACCAGCCTGTCCTTCGGATGCCAGTACACCATACCCGTCACTACGAATCTTAGATTCAAACATAAGGGTGAAAGCACCACCGTGTATGTCACTCGGACCACTCGGTGTGGCTGTAAGTGACCCAAAGGTGTGCTGTGTGTCATAACCGTACAAGTTGTTTTCAAGAGTAGTTGAAATATCACTCTTCAAATTACTCATTGTTTGTTCTTCAATCAATAGTGATTCGTGTGATTTAATGGTTGCAGAACGAATTGCTCGGTGTTTGTTGTATAGACCTTGGTAAGCAGGATGAGCAAAGTGACCGGGTAATACAGCCATAGTTGGATTGACGAAGTGGTGACCCATACGAGGTAAAGCCAACGGACTCATCTTAGGCACTTCGTACATCGAATGACATTTTAATGCGTTCAATGTGTGATTGTCGTGGTATAGAGTGTGTGCCATGTCGGGGCTGTTGCCACTTACTTCTGCATGGTCACGCAAACGGCGAGCCGCAAAGAATCGTGTGCTACCAGCAGGAATGTAGTATGATGGTACAACCTTGAGTGTGGATATATCACCAGCAATTAAATCAGTAAAGTCAGCATCACCTACACAACCAGTGAATGTTGAGCCACTGATATTGGTGAATGAAGCCACACCACCCTTGTCAGTAGTAGGATTGTAAAGTCGAAGGAACTTACGACCGTCACGGATTGATTCGTTATACAGCGAGGCGTTTGGTGCTGTATTGACTGTTAGCGTTGTACCGCTGTACGATACAGCCGTAAGTGCATTGTTTGTCACACCCAAGGTGTGCGTGTAGAAAGTAGGATGGCGGTGGCTATGTGTGTTGCCATTCTTAGTCACATGGAAAAAGAGTGTTCGGTCATGTAATTCGTATGATGACTCAAGCGGGGCATGACCAGTTGCGGTTTCCCAACCCGAATAGGTAGGGTCGGGGAACTCGTTTTGGCTGATATGCTCCCAATTATGGTCACCGAATGTACCGCCAAGCCTTGGTCCTTTTGTTTCATCAGTAAATAGATGCTTGAGACTGTCTTTTGAGAGCGGTCGAATCATACCACCTGTGCCCATTGACTCCGTTTGGTATGCTTGTAGGCGGTCAAATCCACTACGAATGACAAGATTGCCGGGAATAGAATCGGGATTTGGTAGTCGTACCTTCATGTTAGGCTCGACACCACTGCCCGCAGTAGCAGGTGCCAATCCTTCTGCACTACGGTCGGAAACAGCGTTAAATGTACGAATAATGGTACCAAATGGCGAACCACCTTCGATAACATGCACTTGTCCTGTATCATCCTCTACTTGCATTTCTTCAAACTGTACTTCTTCGTTTGGTATCGACAGTACATTTCGTAATTCATCGGGATGGCTGGCGGCAATTTGTGGATGGGAAAGTTCCTGCGCCTGTATGATTGGGAACATAGCACTGTTTGTAGTTTCAAAAGAGAAACGGTTGATACCGTATAATTTTTCTCCCATAGTGTACGGTGTATTACTCAATACACGAGTGACAAAAGGTACAGCACCCAAACCACGAGCGTTGACAGCAGGTAGGCTCAAGTTGCCTCCATCCATACGCTTCCACACAATGTGTTCCACGGAGAAGTTCTTGGCGGGTGAGCGTTGGTTCATTTTGAAAGCGTTTGTGTCACCAAGCCAATAGTTGGCATCATCACCATATCGGTCAAGTTCCGCACTGGTGCTTGTTTTGAGGTCGGTGATGAGATTACGCTCCACATCAGTTGTACTTTCCAAAAAGAAACTACCGGGGCTTTGGTCTAAGTCAAAGAACATATCACCTGTCTTTGAAAAGCAAGGTTCTGCGTTGTTCAACTCAATATCACCGCCTAACGGACCATTGAATGTAAATGCACTACTCGGAATATCATCGGTAGGTTTGGTGGTGTCTGTGACGAGTGCTTCAATATTCGGTCCACCGTGCGCTGGTGCAACGAACCTATCTACCCCATGTATTCGTTCATCCCATTGTGATGTACCTGCAAAGGTGATGGCAGTAGCGGCGGCTACTGATGCACCTGTTTTCGATACAACGGACAACCAATCACCAGTAGCGGTGATGCCATCACGGTCACGCTTTGCAACAAGTGACATTTCACCTTCATATGACACTACAAGGAAACCACGGGAAAAGACACCTTGTGGATGGTGAAGTGTTCTTGGAACAGCGTCAGCATCAGCAATATGAAGTGGACTTGCAAAGTATGTAGAATCTTCAACATCAGTGTATGTTGCCGCCGCAGTTGTCGTATAATTCCAAGAATAAGGAGTGGTGAGAATACTATCGGAGTTTGCCCTATTGTTCAACACACCGCTGGCTTCGGGGCCGTTTCGCATAGGAGTGAAGTGAGGTAAGTGACTAAAGGTACTCATGACGCTTGAAGCGGGTCCGTAAGGTGAGAAGCCCAACATGGGGTGCCAAGCACCAAGACCCGCTCCATACCCTTCTGTACCCACCCTTAGCGAGTTAAGGTATGAATAACGCTCTCCTGCCCAACCCACAGCCCCCGCAGGGCGTGTGCGGTCAATTGCATCCACAACACCGCTAAAGTGTACACGGGTCATGTGATGGCGTGTAGAGTCATTGTAGTTGTTGTAGTAATTGACACCCGACTTACTCCACACTAAAATTTTCTGCGGTATGTTAGGTGGTACGGCTTCGGGATTGAAATCGGGAACAGTGAGAGTTTCACCTTCACACTTGTTTTTCCATGTTGTCATGTCTTCAAACTGCGCTTTACCAGTAATTCTGTTTGGAGCAAGCCAAAATCGCACGGTCCATGTACCACTGTTATTGTACACTTCACGAGAATGATACGGGGCGAATGCGGGACATGTGTGATTTGGTTCACTTGTAGTAGGGAATCTCCTACCTCCCTCATCAGTTCGTAGCCACCCACTCGCTGGTATTTGCTCAAGTGTAGTCTGTGAATTAGAACCTCCTATTACTGCTTCGGCAAATGACTTGGAAGAATTAGCAGTGTCATTTGTGTACACACCAGTAAAGTTCATGTCAATCCAACCGTATCGGTCTTGACGCATTGCGTTGCCCATTGATGGCATAAATGTACCACCCAGTGCCTTAAGCGCACCTTTACCGGGGTTTTCGTTGATTGCTTGACCGATGATAGTCGCCAGTTCTTCACCATTTTGGCATCGAGTAGCATCAATAACAATTATTTCACGGTCAAAGTTCGCATTAACTTCATTCAATGCTCCGTCAAGAACAATCTTTGCCATTGGTCCCGAAACACGGAATGCTGTAGGTTGCATCACATTGTTGAGTTTTGCAATCTTGTAGTCACCTTGTTGCATTGGTGGGTTGAATGAAAGTTGATTATCCATCCAAGAACCACCGGGGTGATACCCACCGTCCATGTGGAATGTCATATCGGCACTCATCGCAATACCGTAATAACCGATAGCACAATGTTGGTACGGGTGCGCTTTCATGTAGTCTGCTTCGTTATTGGCTACTATTTTACCCGATACTGGATTGATAAAGTGTTCTCCGTAATGATAGCCGTGTTCGGGGCGTTGATGAATACCATAAGCCGAAGATGTGTTAGCACCAATGTTCGGTATGCCTTGAGGTGGTGACCAGTTGAGCGTTGTATTCCAATGGAATCTTTGACGGCGGGATTGATAGTCTGCATCGGGTGGACCGTAATCACCATCATTGTTGGTAATTGGGTTTGGTAGATTAAGACCGTGTGGAACTTTGCTCCACGCATTACCAGTGGTGACAACATAACCGGGATGTGGCTCTACATTTCCAAGTGTACCCGATGCTGTTTCGTAGAATGGGAATGCTTGACCGGGACCATACACAAGGTATGATGTGAAGTAGTCTGTACTGGTTTTATGGTCTGTGTACCGTGCTGTTTGATGTGGCATACGGATGACTAACGGTACAGGCCGCTGTCGCACAATACCAGCGGTGTATCGAGCAGTGACATGAGAGGGTTGACCGGATGCTAAATTTGGCAGTGTACCAGTGTCAATGTCGGGAGAAAGAATGTTATTTTGATTGTAGGCAGGTGGGTTAATGCTTCCACGGTTTTGATTAAGATATGGTGTACCGGGGAAGAAAGCCAATAATGCATTACAATCCATCATCGCATATGCTGTGCTAATTTCATTGGCATTTTGAATACCTGCTGTACCTGTAGGTCCAGTCGAATACGGGTGTGTATAGAATGACGAGTAATCGTTTTGCGAACCATCGTTCACATCGAGCACGACACCGCTAAATCCACCACCAAAGTACAACGGTACACTGTGGTCGTTGCTGTCCTTTCCACCCTTGAAGTAGGTGATAGGTTCACTTTCGATACTACCATACAAACGATAGCCGCTAAACTCTTTGTCTGCGTGAAGCATTAGGAGAACATCTGCCCTATCAGCACTTGCTCCGTACAATGTATTCCACTCATCGTTGTACTTGTTGTCAACAACTTTCAGTTTGGTTGTAGAGTGTGTAGCAGTTGTAGCCTGTACAGAAGTGATTGTAGCGAACCTATTGCTTCCCGACCAAATGACCTTTGTATCTCCAAATGATGCAAGTTTTGTTTTGGAATCAAAAGATGTGTTATCTTCACCTGCTGGAACAAGTATATGTGTCGTTGTTTCACCGGAATTTGTAGTGAAAATATCATCACTATGGGTAAAGTCTGTAGTCACCAAGGCGTTGTCAATAGCAGGGAGAATGTGGTCGCCCATCTTTGAAGTGAAAGATAGCCCTTTGAGGTTATTTGCCCATGAATTAGTTGGCACTGGGTCGTTGTATGAATCAACAAGAATAGGTGTGGGTGTGTTGGTATGGAAACCACGGGCCTTGGTGCGAATTTGAACAACTGTGTGTGGGATATAACCACAATCAACCTTACGATGATTGTCTTCTATGTCAGCATCGCTTACTGGTTTGTTGAATGTTGCGCTTGCAGTGACAGTATATTGGTTATTGAGTGATTGGTCGAGTTTTTCATACTCACCAAATTCAAGGTGAGGTGCCTCAATACCTAAATCACGGTGCACTGATGCTTCAAACATAGTTGAAAGTGGGCGAGCACCACGCTGTGGATTGTGTGCACGAATCTTGATAGCGTCAGCGGAGACACCCCATTCACCAAATGTACGACCATCAGCCGCATACATGTGTCGGCAATCGAAAGATACTCCATCGTCTATGTTAGGATTGACAAGGTTGATTGCCTCGGCAGTGACAGCCGCAAGCAGTTCATCGGTCACCAATGTTGTCCAGTTAATTCGTGGTGAAATAAGTGCTTTGATGATGCGGTCGGTGGATGCGTCAAACATGGTGGCGGAAGACTGTAGCGTGCCGTGACCAAGTGAACTTAAAGCGTGAGAAGCAGTGAATGTGTCACCTCGCACACCGTGGAAAATATGTGTACCTGCGCTGTTCGATTGCGTGCGACTTTCGTATGAGATGACATTTCCAACTACACCTTTTACAGTTGTATCTGTAAATGGGTCAGTCACTTGTATGACGCCGTTTTGACGAGGGAAGCCAAGATAGCCAAGTATGTCGGGATGGTTGCCAAGTTCTGCACCACTGTCAAATGGCGCACTAAGTTGCACTGTGAGAGTCGTAGCACTCGCATCCCACGAAATATCACAATCAATACCAGCAGAAGGGGCATATACACCTCGCCACTGATTACCCCGCCAACTGTTTTTGGTAAAGTTCGATGGCACTGCAAGACGGCCAGTGGCGTCACCAAACCCAAGCATGTGTTGACCAATGGTAAAACCACCCTTGGCTACATCACCGTCATTAAAGTACACGCAAATTTCATCCTCCATGGTTGAAGGGATTGTTGTCAAATCGTTAGCAAACGACTCACCCATCTTACGATATACGAATCGTACACCATAACCTTGTCCTCGGTGGTCTGCAAATCGGAAACCGTAAAGCGGTGTATCTCCAACAGCATCATCGACTACTTCCGTGGTCTTCACATGTCCACTGTAATTGGTAATGCTGGTAGGAGTTGTACCACCTATGGACAAACCTTCGTTATACAATACATCAAACTCGGTGTCACCCTTACGACCAAGACCGTGCTTACCTGCTATGGGTGAAAAACCGGGTACACCGGACGCTACAAGACCACCGAAGTTGATACGACCAACTGCTTTCTTACCAATTCGCAATCCCTTTACAAGAGCCGTCGATGGACTTTGTGTTTCAAATGATTCGTCATTAACACCGTTGTGTGATATACCACCAAGATGCGCTGAAATGTTGCGTCCTTTTGGATTACTCACTTCGTTGCGTCGTACAGTAATATCGTGATTACTTGTCAGTGCTTCATCCGGCTCTTCCTGTGCGACAAACTCTCGTAGTGTTGTCACTGGTGCGAATGGGCGACCATCTTTGTTGAGAGGCATAGGCGCAGGGTGCATGTTTTCACCGAGTATCTCATCGGGTTGCGCCCAAAAGTTTCGGAATCTTCCACCGTGACCAATGAGGAATTGTGGTTGATATGCTGATTGACCCTTACTGTTGTCAAGCCATACACAGAAATTGCGACCCGATGCACCGGGAATTGTCGAGTGTATGATAATAGAGTACCCCTCATTGCCGTTTATGTCTTCTACGACCCTTCCAAGGTGCGCTCGTACATATCCCATGTGAGAGCCACGGTCATGTGAATCAAAGGCAATGTCGCCATACCAAAACGGTGCAGGGTCGTAAGTTGAGCCAGTAGCGGCGAAGTCAGCATTGATGTGGGCTGATGTTGGGTCTTTGTTAGCATCAGCAATATCTTGCCTCACTCCAATACGAGTAAGGTCAAGTCGCTCACTTTCACCCGGATATTGAGCCGATGGGCGACGAGCGTGGGTGCGACCATTGAGCGCACCACCTTGATTGATGATGCGAACCATTTCTCGTGCCGCCGCTTCAATATCTGTGACACCTTCTTTGACACCAACCTCTCCTAAATCAAGGCTCATTCGACGCACGAAATCCATTTCAGTCCAGTGTTTTAGGTGTTGTAGTCGAGTTTCCTCGTGGCTTCCGAGGTCGAGGGTCGTATTCCTCTTCCCTTTTAATGAGAGGAAAGCCGAAATGACACGAGTACCATCCGGTGTATCGAAGAGTGTGCTTGCATCTTTGAGTGAGTGTGTAGCGGGGTTTTGAGCCGCTCGATGCGATTTGAGTTTGTTAAGTAAGGCATTGCCTTCATTTTCTTTACGAATCAGTTTATGGGCTTGGTTAGCGTAGTAAATTGATGCAACTGCTGGTTGCACTCTTGGTAGCGAAGAGTCACCCACAGTGTGCGTATTACTGGTTTCTTCGTGGTACAATCCAGTGTGTACAAAGTGTCCATGTCCTTTACCTCGCAACAACGGGTTATGTCCAAGGTCTGCGTTTGGGTCTTCCAGCGTGTATTTGAGGTGAGAAGAAGTTGTATTGCCAAGTAGGTCACGAGAGACAGTGTTAGGTACATTGTGTGCGTATGCGCTTTCAATAAACTTAGATTGTTGAGTTGACCGTAGGTATTTGTTTTCCGAAGGAAAACCATTGGCTACATCGAGTTGAGTTGTAAAGTAATGAGGTGCTCCGCCGTTAATACTAACGAGGTGCTTGTCAAGTTTGAGTGTGCCGCCCTCATATGCAATATCTCGACTGAAACCAACACCGGGCGTAGCGGCACTCGATTGTACCTGCATATGTAAGTCGTGGAAAGCGATAAACTCACGGTCATGTCCAACATCAAAGAGTAAGACACGAGCATTACCATCAGTTGACAAGTACGGGTCAATATAGGCTACTGTAGGTGCTTGAGTAGCATCCAGCCCCATAGCCTCGTAATTCATCTCAACTGTCTTGTTGACATGTTGTGCGAAGTTCTGTGCTGTTTCAAGACAAGAATTGCCGATAAGGAAGTTTTCAAGAGGAATTGAGTCTCTTGGTCTGCTTGCTAATGTTCCTTGACCACCGTTGAAACCTCTCCATACAAGTGCTTCGTTAAGTACACCACGACTCTTTGCAAACAACCCTTCTATTGCGTGTGGGTTGTTTAGGGTCATGTTCATCCAAACAGTGTCACCGTTGCGTAGTCCACCTTGAGCGTAAGGGTAAAGCCAACTTCGGTTGAGAATTGCATCATGGTCGTCTTCAATGACTGTACCTGCACCTATGCGTACCTTGTCACCCGATGTTATTGCTACAGCATTGTTAGCACCTATGGTGACCTTTGTGTTTGTAGTTCCTCCTGTAAGATTAGAAACAACGGCACTCACTTCA